CCAATGAGGGTTTGGTTTAGTTTTTGGTGTGTGTAGTGAAGTTGTTTTGATGGTGTGTAGTGAGTGCTCTAAAAAAGTGCTCACTATATTTTGTTAAATTATTTTTTTAGATCGTGCATCATACATCTGAACAAAATATTCAGATTTTAGTAAAAATGGTTTTATAATATATATACACGGCTCTATCAAGGGACATGATCTCTGAGAATCGTAAGCCCCCATCATCTGCTTAAAGCGTGGTGGGGGTTCTAAAAGATAAGGTATACTTGACCTATGATTAATTTTGACGAGACGGTAGCCAGGGCTATCAAAGATGTTCAGACTACAGTTAAAGATGGTACTAGAACCGAAGGATCTATTGATGGGGTTCTTACAAATAAGCCAATAAATCATGTTGATCATAGAGGAAGACTTTTTGAAATTTGGAACGGTACTGAAGACTTTTGGAAAGATCCAGTTGTATACGCATACATGTTTTCTATTGCACATAACACATCAAAAGGTTGGGGACTTCATTTAGAGAAAAAAGATAGATACACTTTAATTAGTGGTGAGTGCATAACAATTTTGTATGATCCAAGATTAGATTCTCCAACATACGGAATGATTCAGAAAGTTACATTAACTCCTCAAGGTATAAGACAATTAGTAATTCCAACTGGCGTGTGGCATATGAATGTTAATATTTCTACAGATGAAACATTTTTAATTAATCATCCAACACAGGTTTATCATCATGAAGCACCAGATAGATATTTGTTAGATTGGAATACTAAAGATATTCCTTTTGATGTTTCTAGTGTGTTTCCTAAAAACTATGCATCCTCTTGTAAATAAAGATGTTCTGGTTATAGTACCAACTCATTCTAGAGATCATACTTTTAGTTATACTATAGATAGCATATTAAATCAGTCATATAAAAATTTTAACTTAGCAATCACTGGAGATGGTGTCAGTGAGGATTATAAAAAAATTATTCAGAAAATAGTTGATTCAGATGATAGGGTTTTTTTCTATGATAATAAGAAGACTAAACTTACTGGTAAAACTGGCGAGGTACATAGAAATAAACCAATAGAAGATTTTAACCCTAAGTATATAACGTATTGTGGGGATGATGATTTGTTAATTCCTAATCATATAGAAAAGATGCTTGAGGAGATACAGGGTTATGATTTTGTTAATCCTGTTCCATATATGGTTAAACAAAAGGATACTAAAGCAGAGTATCTTGGTAGATTTTTAGATAACGAGGTTGACGCAATGTATTTTAAGGCTTATAATTTTGTATCACTTACTGGAGTTATGCACAATAAAAGAATATTTGATAGAGTGGGTGGTTGGACGGCTGCCCCTAATGCGTTGGGTACTGATCATAATATGTGGCTTAAGTTTGTGAAGGTAAAAGATTTTAAGGCAAAGGGTTCAAGGTTTTCTACCACTATCAAGATTAATCGTTCTGGTATTAAGAAACAACATAAGATAACGTTAGATGATGAGTTAGAGTTTATTAAAGAATGGTCTGAGGCTATTAAAGATAAAGGTTTTGTAGAAAAATGGAACGCGTATATGGATCAAGTTATAGTTAACAAAAAGGCTAACCCAACAGTTTACGACATAAAGCAATAAAGGTGTATACTATAGGCATGGCTGATTATTTATATAATGAGTTTTTTGAGACTGTTAGTTGTGATTGCTGTGTGTACGATACTGACTGTGTAGGTCAACTTAAATTATGGGAAGATAATCAAGAAAAACCAAATTAAACTTTTATTGACAACCGTCTACTTCGTATTGTTTCTTTAAAGTTTTTTCAAATACATCTTTGTATCTCATGTTAGCAAAATATCCACATAAGTTTTCTTGAGTAGCGAACCATTCTTTATCTAATGGATTTTTTTCATCAGCAATTCTTTGAGATGATACTAAGAATATATCGTAGTAGTCTCCATCTTTAAAGTTTGAGTCTGGTCTAAAGTGTACGTGATGTGATCCTGAGAACCATACAGCATCGTTAACATCAGTTTCGTATAGTGTGTCTTCTACGTAAAAATCCCAATCAACTGTTTTGTTTAGTTGAATTGTGTTTGTTACGTGCATTCTGTCGTGATGTTTGTCGCAATGTGGCATTAGACTTGGCATTCCAGCCTCGTTGGTGTATCTTGCAAAGAATACTCCTGGGTCACGAACTGGTTCACCCATTAGTGTTTCCATTCTAGATTTAATTTTATTTTTAATTGCTTCAGGGTATCTAACTTTTCCTTCTTCATCTTCATTTAAAATATAAAATCCGTTATTAGAAATCTTAAGGAAGAAAGCCCACTTGTCTCCTGCTTCGTCTAATCCTCTTTGCATGGTTTTTACAACAACGTCATAGATTTGACCATATTCTTCAGCAGTAAAAAAACTTGGTTCTAAATAATGATCTGGTTTGGCAGGTTCAATGTGATGTGCCTTCCATTTTGGTTCTAATGGTTCTTTTGCTATCTCTGTTACTTTTGACATATTTATCCTATTCCTCTGTTCCATTATAGTTCATTTTTTTATTGTATGTTTCTATATCGTATAATTTTTCCCATTGTAGGCACCATTGTCCGTTTCTTTCATCCATAATTTCTTTGTGTTTTTTGGTAAGCGTTAGGTTTTCTTCGGTGTCTTCTTCAAATTGACACACCATAATATCATAGTAGTCGTCTTCTTTAAATTCAACGTCTGGTCTCCAATGGACTTGGTGGGATCCTGAGAATAACACTGCATCATTTTTGCGGGGTATAAATTTCTCACCCTCAACATATATATCCCAATCAAAGGTACTATCTAACACTATAGCAAGAGAGAACCTAGCATCGGTTAAGCCTCTATCATAATGTGGCATAAGTAAAGGTTTGTGACCTGACTGTAAAGAGTATCTGGCGTAGTGAGTTAAAACTTCTTTTGTTTTTATTCCTAAATCTGTCCCTATTTTTTTCCACAAAACGTTTTTAATTGTTTCGTTAAGGAAAAGCGAAGTTGAGGTGTATCCTAATTCGTCGATAACTCTAACATATTCTGGTCTTTTATTAAACACTGCTACTTGGTTATAAAGGTTTGCGTATTCCTCTTCAGTGAAAAGGTTTGTGATTAATTTTGGTTTAAAGTTTTGGTAAGCCGTCAGACTCATATTTTCTCCACCAATCTGTACTTGCTTCTGCTCTGTTAGAAACCATCATTTCCCAATGTTTGTCATCATTCAACATTAATGGAGGATCGTTAGCAAATTGGCAAAGAAGAAAATCGTAATGATCTTCAGGAGCAAATTCTATTTTTGGTCTCCAATGTATTTGGTGTGTTCCAGCGAACAACAATGCTTGGTTTGGTTCAATTTCAAATTCTTCATCTTCAACAATGATGTTCCATTTAAGTGATGTACTTAAAATAATAGTTAATGTGATCAATCCAAAATTTTCTATCATATCAAAGTGTGGTTTTAAAGTTGGTGGATGTCCAGTTTTCCAAGTGTAACGATTAAATATAAAAGAACATTTTTCTGGATCTGTTTGTTCTATTTTGTAATGCTTGTTGATTTGGTTTATCATAACTTCCAGTAAAGGTTCTTTGACATAAACATTTTCAGCAAGATAACCCATAGGTTCATTTACTTGTACTTTACTAAATGGACTTTTTCTGCTTTCCTCAATTGTTTTATACACATCTTCATATTCTGATGGCGTAAAAAAATCGGGTATAACAACTGGCTTCAAATCAAAATAAGGCTTATCTTTATCTGGCCACTTAATCATTTAACTAATCACACCAGTATCTTTTAACGTATCATATAACAAACCATTCATAAACTTTAATTGTTCAGCCCCTTGTTCAATGAACTGTTCCATTTCTTGGCTAGACATGGCACCAGCATCCACAAGGCTTCTGTTATATTTGTTAACAGTGTCACACATTAGTTGTACTGCTTCATCTCTGTACATACATATACCCTTTCTCGGTTATCATACTATTATAGCCTATACTATAGAAAATAACCACAGGTTGACATGAGGGCATATGTCATGCAAGGTTTGTCAATGCTAGGGTTTGTTACTTCTATTTGTCGGGCGATCGAACTACCGTTCAAAAAAATGTAAAACACTGTTATAATTTTACTACAATGGAATTAAAAATGGCTGCCGAAGTTATCGTGAGTATTCTATCCATATTCGGATCTATCGCTTTAGGTGTTAGATGGTTAGTAAAACATTACCTAAGCGAACTTCGTCCGAACTCAGGATCATCCATCAAAGATCAAGTAAACCGCTTAGAACAAAAGGTAGAAATCATCTATGACATCATATTGTCGAACTCTGAAAAACCTTCTAAGCGTAAAAAATAATTTCGACCTATATATAATATATCTTTATATATAATATATATAAGATATCTAAGGTATTAGGATATTCTTTTTTTCTTTATATATATTAATTATACACATTGTTTTCCTGGTCTAATATAAATTCCCTCACAAACCTTAAAAACCAATTATAACGATTTGGTGAATTCTTTATTAACAACTTATCCACAAACCTTCTGTATACCTGGCATGATATAATTTTATGTCTGACACCTGAGTAAATCTCGATACCCACCGTTTCTTGGGTGTTGGACTTTTAATTTTAATAAAATGATATAATGCTAATATGTGTACAACCGTAGAAAAATTTGGATCTGACCCCGCCACCCTTAAATGGCAAATAATTCGTGGAGACTCTTCTCTGATAAGAATTGACTTTTTACAAAACGATGAAACAACACATTACGACACAACAGGATGGACTTACCTTGCCTCCGCATATGACCCTAAAACCGATATAATCGACCCTCTAACGGTCGTTTCAGGCTCAGGGTATGTTCAGGTAAAGGTAGACCCAAGTTTGAGTGCATTTTGGGGCTCTACGTACCGTTCTAGCGTTGCAGAACTTATGTTTGATTTAGAAGTAACTATCGACGACACAGTTTGGACACCAGTTATAGGAACCATCACGGTTCTTGGTGACATTAGTGGTACCTTATAATGCCAGTCATAAAAATTTCAAATGTTAAAAATGATTTACCGTCCGTTATAAAAATAACAGACTCAACAGGCTCAGAAAAAATCGTAAAGATAACAAAATAAGGAGACGCTATGGCCATTTCACGCAGCATGGGTTTTCCTATACAAGAAAAACAAAAAATTAATGCAGTTGATCAGGAAGCCCCACAACTACAATTTTTACCAGTCCCAGGACCTCAAGGTGTACCAGGACCTCAAGGTGCAATGGGTCCACAAGGAATACAAGGTCCTAAAGGTGACAAAGGTGACAAAGGTGATGCTGGAGCAGATGGAAAAAATGGCAAGAATGGTATAAACGGTAAAAATGGAGAAAGTTATTTTCCAGTTTACAAACAACAACCAGGTTGGGCCAGTTACGAAGATACATCTTCTAAAATTTTTAGCATAGACCCATCTAGAGGTGAAAACGGATGGCACGATTTATACATTGACAAAAAAGGCATATCAAAAAACCAATCATTCCTACCATTAAACTGCAACACCCTTTACAACGAACAATCCAGAGTACTAACATTTAGAAGTTTAGAAATAGGATCAACTGTTAGACTTACCTATAACTTTTCACTTGAAACCTTTGTTAACAATACTGAATTTTGGTTTGCTACCGTATACCCTGAAATTGACAAATCAGTTCTAACAATGGTTGGATCATTTAAATACCAAGGAATCTTTGACCTAACAGTTGACCAAACAATACACATAGAAAATAAAGAAATGTGGTTTAACTTCTGCAGACCATATGCAAAATCAGATCATTTAACAAACCTAATACTAAAAAAAATATATGTATCAGTTTCATAGCATGATATAATGAACTAGGAGGGTTTATGGCATTTCCAGGCACATACAACATTAATTATTACAAGGGTGACCGTTATGAATTTGTTATATACCCTAAAGACGCTGCAGGCGACGTTTTTGATTTAGATGGATATAATTCTGCTTTTTCTATAGCATCTTCAACTGGACCAGATCCAGAGGAAGGCCCATTTGCAGCAAGTGCGGTCATTAACAACGCTAAAGATAGAGTTACTTGTGTAATATTACCAGAAGTGGGTAAAGATAATCTAGATGCAGGAACCATATACTATTACGATGTTCAAATATCAAGTGGAACAGATGTAGTTTACACACTTCTAAAAGGAACAATCACTGTAACAGCAGATGTAACTGGTGCATAATGGCTGACGTAGTATTAACCACCGACGAACTGTTAGTATTAAGCGGACCAAGTAGTATAAACGTAGAAGTTGACTTTGGACCTGAAGGTGAACGTGGAAGTTTATTTTATGTTTCAGTAGGCAATCCAAATACAGCACTTGTTGGCCAAACCCCAAAAGCAAAAGACCTTTGTGTTAATGTTTTAAAAACAGATAACGAATATTCATATGTTTATCAGTACAATTCTGATGGTGGTCCTGGATTTCAATGGTACCCAATAATTAAACTAAACCCACTTCAATACAATAAAATAATGACTGGAACATTTGTTGATGGATCTAAAGTTTTTAATATTCCTGTAAATTATATTGTTGACGAAGAAACATCTCAAACCTTAACTAGTGCAAATTTTAATATCACTTACAGTATTCCAAACGAAAACCCAATAGCATCTTCTATAGAAATAGGCTCTTTTACAAACGATCCAGGAACTGGAATACAGGTAATTCCAGTAACAGTTAATGCTATTGAGTATGCTAGTTCTACCTGGCAAGATTTAACTGGCGTAAAAACAGTTCATTTTGTAATATCTATCGTGGTATAATGAGGAAGGTGATGAACAATGGCTGATGTTAGCATAGGAAATATATATTCCACTAAAGTTCCAGGTTATGAAGATGCCGCAGATATTCAGTCTGCCCTAAGAACATACCATTACGGCTCAAGCACATATGACGAAACAAATGCCAATACAGCAGCACTAGTTAACCCATCAATTGCCTATCATTTACAAAATATTCAAAACTCAATAACTGTATTACAAAATTTAGGAACAGGTTCAGTTGTTCAGTCCACACAACCAGATGCAAATGCTCTTGCAGAAGGTTTACTTTGGTTAGATATTGACTCAACACCAGGAACTACACCAGTAAACCCAACAGCAATTTACACAGCAATAGAACCAGCAACACCAACAGATGGAACTCTTTGGGTTGTAAAAGGATCTAGTCCACTTGAAATGAAAATTTATAATTCAGCAACTTCTGATTGGGATACAATAGGTGAATAATGACTGATAACATAATTTTAAAAGAAATAGCAATTGCAAAACTAGTTGCATTAGGTTTAACAGAAGAAGAACTTAAAGCAATAGGGATTGGTGCATAATGCCATCATTAAATACTACTGGTAAAACAGCATACGTATATGATCAAGGTACAGATACTTTTTATGCAATTGGTGCAAACACAAACACTGCCGCAAATTATGTTTGGTCTGGAACACAAGAATTTCAAAACAATGTTACATTTTCAGATACTAATGCAGTAATTACTGCTAAGGCTGGAGTAAATAACTTTTTAAATCCTGCAGCAAGAGATGCAGCATTAACCTCACCAGTAAGAGGAACAGTTTGTTTTGTTAGACAAACCTCTGGTGCCGTAGCAATTAATGATTTACAATTTTACAACGGAACAAATTGGATATCTTACGGTGGTTTAGTTACCTTTAATAAACAGGCTGGTAGCGGAACACAAAATTATGATTTAACATTAAATGATATTGGTCAAAGTATAACTTTTGATTCCACAGGAGCATGGACAGTAACTATTCCACCCAATTCAAGTATTGCCTTTCCAATAGGATCAGAAATAGATGTTTTTAGAATGAACACTGGATCTGTTACATTTGTTGCAGGTGCAGGAGTTACTTTAAATAGTAAAAATACAAATAAAGCAATTGCAGCAAGGTACTCAGGTGCATCCTTGTTTAAGTTTGATACAAATACCTGGCTTCTAGTCGGCGACTTGATCGCATAGGGGTTTGCTATGGCATTATTTGGAAAACTAGTTAAATACGTTGTAGCAAAAGGAATGAAACTACTTCCTAATTTTATTGGAAGAACAAGTGCACAAGCCCAAACAGATGTTGTATCAGAAGGATTTACTTTAGGAAACGTAATTACTTCAGTTTCTGGAGAACCAACAGAACTTGCAAATGATGGAAAAGTTGTTGGACAAACTCCTGCAGTAACAACACCAGCAGACTATGAAACCCCAGTTGATTTAACAGTTAGACAATTTACATTTACACCATTTGGGGTGTTTGGATTTTCTCCATTTCAAGTATTTGGATTTTCTCCTTTTAACGTATTTGGGTTTTCCCCCTTTAACGTATTTGGTTTTTCACCATTTAGAGTATTTGGATTTTCACCAACCTATTTTGGTGGTCTTTGTATAGATCAAGAAACACCAGTTTTAACTAAAGAGGGATATGCATTAGCCAAAGACATAGTTGTTGGAGATATTTTAATAACTAAAACATTTAAAGATATTCCAATAACAAATCATGATGGTTTAAGACTATGGTCATCTGAAAATAATAAAGAATACACTACAGTAGAGTCTGTGGTAAATAATATAAAAGAAAGTGAAGTATCTGATACAGTTTTAGTTAATGGAGACAAGTATAAGAGATTTTCTACACAAGAAGATATTCTTGTTGTTAGAGAAAATAAACTAATGTTTGTTATTTCTTCACAATTAAAATCTGGAGATTTAATAGTAAAAAATCCAGAAGAGTCATTGATTGATGGACCTTTATATCAAGTTCGCTCTATAGAAATAGTCAAAGAAGATAGAAAAGTTTATGATTTTATGAGAGAACCATTTGGCTTGATTGTAGCAGATTCTTTACTTGTATATAATGCTTATCCAGTAGATTAATCTTTAGGAAACTGATACATAAATTCTCTAGTTTTTGAAGTTATGCCTTTCCAAGGTCCCCAATTATTTCCACCATCACTCATAATATAAGCAACTTGACAGTTAATTGATGGGTTTAAAAGTTGACTAGTGTAGTCTAAGTTATATTTTTCTTTTCTATCAGCATTAAGGTCACCAATCATATTTATTTGAAATAGTCCGTATGATTTGTCTCCAGTGCTTCTGTTGCCGTTAAAAGCCAAGGCGTTGCCCATTGATTCTTTTTTAGCAATAGCCCAAGCCTCTACCAGGTGTTTATTTTCAAAACCACAAGCAGACAGCAAAGTTTTTAGTTCAATATCAGTAAGTTGTCCTTTATCCTGATATTCAGCAAGAATTCTTACATTGTCTCTAGATGGTTTATCTAGATGATCTGGCCTAGAAAGCAAAAAAACCGCCTCAGCGGTAAATGTTGCATATTTATCGTTTTTCAGGTTAGTTTCAACACCTTGAGCATTAGAAATATTCAAGAATACTGAAGACAATCCAAGACTTGCGAGCAATCCTATTAAAAATTTTTTATCTTTTTTCATAGTTCTCTCCTAAGAAAACATGACACCCTTGGTAGGTGTCATATATCAAGTATAACATCTATTTGCCAGCAAGTCAAATCAAAAATGTCATATTAGTAAGATAATACAAAAAATTATTTAAAATGATATAATATTTGTATGGCAACAGGTCAATCAAGCATATATAACTTACCATACCCACAAGTTGATGATGACGTAAACGTACATGGAGATATTGCTTCTTTAGCAACTTCACTAGATAGCACACTTGCTGGACTTGGTTTATCTTACATGAAATTAGATGTAATTAATACATCTGGAGCATCAATCGCAGCAGGATCCCCTGTATTTATTAATGGTCATAATTCAGGACAAGATTTAACAACAATAGGAAAAGCAATTCCTACAACAACATCACCAATATTAGGATTATTAAAATCTACAACAGCAAATAATGCACAGGGAGTGTGCGTTGTATCTGGAGTATTACCAGATGTTAATACATCAGAATTTACTGCAGGTGATATTTTGTACGTAAAGACTGGTGGAGGCTTAACAAATGTTAGACCAGATAGTGGTGCAGGTGCAGTAGCAGTTTGTGCTTATGCGGATGCATCTAATGGAGTCCTTGTAGTTACCGCTAAAGGTAACGGTACTTGGGGAGCATTAAAGAACGGTCTTTCCTAATGAATTTTGATATTGAAAAATATCACAATCATGTTGAAATAATATCTGATAATCAATTAATAAATTGTAAAGTTTTTTCAAATAGAGAAAGTGCTTTAAAATATTTAATACCACAAAATATAGATTATTTAGAAATAGGTGTACTGGGCGGAGATTATTCTCAACTGGTTTTAGACAGCAAAAATGTTAAAAGTGCAACACTATTAGATACTTTTAAAATGTGGGATTGGGAAGGTGCAAAAATTCAAAGATTTAATGAGGCTGAACATTTAAATTTTGTAAAACAAAGATTTAAAGAATATAGTAATGTATCTTTAGAAATAGGTAATTCACAACATATTCTTCCCTTAGAAGGCAAAAAATTTGATTATATTTACATAGATGCAGATC